CTCTCCTCACTTCTGACAACGTTGCGATCAATCGTGACACAGGTGGTGTAGGTAATGTTGCAACTGGTAAGATCGCTCAGGTCGCTGGTATCAACCTGTTCAAGAGTAACCACCTTGATAGTGTTATCAATCTCGGTGATGCTTCTGCTGTTGCTACTGACGACGGCGCATCTAACAATGATGTGTTCGGTGCTGGCGGTGCTGGCTACAATGGTGACTTCTCTGGTCTTGCCTCTGGTGCTGCTAAGGGATTCCTTGCAGGTACTAAGGAAGCTATCGGTACTGTTAAGTTGCTCGACTTGGCTACTGAGTCTGAGTACCAGATCCAACGCCAAGGTACATTGTTCGTTGCTAAGTATGCAATGGGTCACGGCGCGTTACGCCCTGAGTGTGCCGTTAAGGTTCTCCCTGCGTAGTAACTAACCCTTAATCTGAAGCCCCTTGGGACAATCCCCTTGGGGCTTCTTTTAAAACTATAAATTACACAAACCACACACCCTACTTTTTAAAACGAAACCCCCTCCCACTTAAAGAAAATTATTATTATGGCTATTGAAGATGAAATAAAAGACGTACAACAGTTGGTCGTAAACCAGCTAGGCGTAGCAAACGGATTAGATAACAGTATCGCTGATGGACAGGTTACGCCTGCTAAGCTGTCTACAGGTGCTCCTGAGTGGAACTCTGGGGGCGCATTTTTTACTAAAGGAGGGCAGAACGAGCTTAACTCTGGCGTAGTAGGGGATGATTTCACTTACCTCGACTTCCACAGCACTTCCGCAAGTAACCCTGACTACGATGCTCGTATTTCTAAATCCAGCGGAGTAGACGGTAATTTTAATATTATGAATAAAGGCAGCGGTGAGTTCCGTCTCCATCAAGACGATAGACTTAAATTTCAAGCTACACCTACCGCAGCAAGTTTACTCTCTAATTCTTATCAGGATGCTAGAATTTCTTGTTATGCTTCAGACAGTACATGGATGCCAAGTGGAATTCAATATACTGCTAATAAGCATATTTTTAAAAATATAGGCCAAGATGCAACTAGCTCTATTCACATGAATATGACCGACGACGGGGATGCTGAGATGGTTATTTGGAGTAGTGACTCGAATAGCGAAGCGAATCTAAGGATTTCATCATACACTCCTAGTGTTATCTTTCAGGACAGATCTTCAGGTACCGATGACTTCCAGATCCAAGCGGATAGTAACCATTTAAATTTCCGCACTGGGGATTCTGTTGATGGAAGTGACTCTCAGCTGCCTAACGTAGCGGCTCGGTTGACTAAAGACGGAGCAATGTCATTCGGTCGTGCTGGGTTTTCGGCAGGAAACGCTGAACAAGGAGTCGTTATCAGTCAATTAGGTTATATTTATTTAGCACGAAGTGGCACAGCATTGCAGATACATGCTTCATTCATCAACAATGCAACTGTTACACCTACCACCGTGGGAACTATTACCACCAACGGAAGCACCACATCCTACAACACCTCCTCCGATTATCGCCTAAAGGAAGACATCGTAGACATCGAGGGTAGTATTGAGCGTCTCAAAGACCTCAAGCCAGTGAACTTCAAATGGAAGTCTGACGGCACTCGTGTTGATGGCTTCATTGCTCACGAAGCTCAAGAGGTGGTTCCTGAAGCGGTAACAGGCACTAAGGATGCAGTGGATGAGGACGGTAACCCTGAGTACCAAGGCATCGACCAATCAAAACTCGTACCTTTATTAACTAAAGCACTTCAAGAAGCTGTCACTAAGATTGAAGCTCTTGAAGCTCGTGTAACTGCCCTAGAAGCTTAATTATATGCCTACAACCTCTATATCTACGACTCTCCTTGAGTCGGTCAATATCGTCCTTGCTAACTTAGGTGAGTCCCCAGTAAATACTCTTTCTGGTGGTGCCCTGCCTCAGCAAGTGTCGCTAGCGTTAAACACGATTGAAGAGGTAAGTACCGATATTCAATCTAAGGGCTGGTGGTTCAATCAGAAGTCAGGCAGTAATTATAGCACTACTGCCAATGTTGTTATCTATCCAAGTAACACGGGTAATAACTGGGGCTCGGATATTCCAGAGGAAGCACGACGGTACATCACCATTCGTGCATCTCGTATTGCTCAGACACGTCTAATAGGCTCAGAAGAGCTACAGAAGTTTAGCTACAATGAGGAGCTAGTTAGTCTAGCAATCCTCCAACAAGCTCACGTCCGCAACTCTAATGGCGTCCTAGACTTTAATGCGTTCCCAGCGGAACTCAGAGGTCTTGGAATGGACGAGGTTATGTTCCTACAAGGGAATGTAGAGGAGAAGATTGGTACACTCCGTCTAGGTGGTGAACTAGCTAACATCGCTAAGACTAAAGCTGATACAGACCTTGTTGAGGCTCAAGAGGAACTAGTAGACCAACAGAAGCTTACTGAGGTACAAGAGACAGCGAAGCGTCTTGCTGAAGCTTCACTAGTAGGAACCCAAGAGGAACTACTCGAAGCTCAAACTGTTACGGAGAACGAACAGGCTCAGAAGGTAGAAGCTGAGACGTCTCTAGTTCAAGCTCAAGAAGAATTAACAGATGCTCAAAAGACCCAGTCTCTCACTGAGTCACTTCTTCGTTCTCAGCAAGCTCTGACGGAGTTAGAAGAGACAGCTAAGCGTACCTCCGAGAAACTACTTGTTGATGAACAGGCTGGGCTGGTTACTAACCAAGCGGCTACTGAACTCAAGAAAGCTCTCGACCTTGTTGCTGACACGGTAATCAAAGGTAAGCAGGGCGACCTAATTGATAAGCAAGCTCTGACTGAAGTTGAGACCGCGCTTAAGGTTGCTGCTGATACAGTCCTCACCAGTAAACAAGGCGTACTGTTAGACAAGCAAGCTATTACGGAAGTAGAGAACGCTTTAAAGGTTGCTGCTGATGCATCCCTTACGACCAAACAAGGTGGACTGGTAGATGCACAGAAGTCTCAAACACTTACTGAGGCGATGCTTCGTTCTCAGCAAGCTCTCACAGAACTCCAAAACACAGCCAAGGTAGCCGCTGAGACTTCCTTACTGGGTGAGCAAGAAGACCTAGTAGAAGCTCAAGCTTTAGATGTTGCTGCTGACACTACTCTTAAAGGACTCCAAGGAACACTGCTTGGCGCGCAAACTACTGATGTAGCTGCCGACACTACTCTTAAAGGACTTCAGGGTTCTCTTGTAGGCGCGCAGACTACCGATGTTGCCGCAGATACTACTCTAAAAGGACTCCAAGGTTCCCTCGTTGGAGCCCAGACTACGGATGTAGCTGCGGACACTACCCTCAAGGGTAAACAAGGCAGTCTTGTAGACGCTCAAGCTACAGATGTTGCCGCTGACACATCTCTCAAAGGTAAGCAAGAAGACCTTGTAGAAGCTCAAGCTTTAGATGTCGCTGCGGACACTACACTTAAAGGACTCCAAGGCTCTCTTGTTGGAGCACAGACAACAGATGTAGGAGCTGATACTACTCTAAAAGGTAAACAAGGTTCACTGGTGGATGCTCAAGCTATAGACGTAGCAGCAGACACAACCTTAAAAGGTAAACAAGGTTCACTGGTGGATGCCCAGCGCACCACCGAGAACGAGCAAGCGCAAAAGATAGCGGCAGAGACTGACCTTACAGGTAAACAAGGAGAGCTTACAGCGGCTCAGACATCAGGAGTTCTCACGGACTCTCTACTGAAGTCCCAGCAAGCGCTCACAGAACTAGAGAATACAGTCTTAACAGCTAACCAAGGTGCATTAGTAGAAGCTCAGACTACTGATGTAGCTGCTGATACATCACTAAAAGGCGTCCAAGAAGACCTGCTTGAGACTCAGATTACAGACGTAGCAGCAGACACAGCCCTCAAGACTTCTCAAAAGACCCAGCTAGATGCCCAGACTGCTATCGAAGCTACAGCCGAGAAAGCTTTCTACGATGGTGTGGTAGCGGGTACTCAGGATACATACAGAGACTACGCAGCCGAGATGCGCATGATGGGTATTCAAGAGAGTGGTATTAACGTTCGAGGCGAAATTCCTTTCCAGCAGACGCCTGCTTACAAAAAGGTCGAGATGCTAAAGGATGCCGCTAAGCTACGCCTAGTGACAGCCACAGAGACAGGCACAGACGCCACAGAACTTTCTGAGGTCAACAAGGTGATGCGCTTTATTGGTGAACCTCCAGTGACAGCCCTTAACGACAACTCCTTAGCTTCTGAGTGTGTTCGCCTAATGCGTGATACCGATACCGAGTTACAAGGCCGTGGTTGGTATTTCAACATTGATGAAGATGGTGTCATTGTTCCTAAAGCACTCAGTGACACCCCACAGAAATACCGTGAGTATCTCAACGTTCGTGTGTCTATCCTGTTGACTGAGTTATACCCACAAAGCGATGTAGACATCCAGCGTCTTCCTAAGATGGAAGTAGAACTACGGGCTTACTTTAAAGACCGTGAGTTTGATGATGCTAACTACTCCATATTTGACAGCTACGATGTAGCCTCCAGAATGGGTATCAACCGTAACTACGACCTTATCTAATGCCCTTAATTAACACTAGTGTTCCTAACCTTATCCAAGGTGTCTCTCAACAACCTGATGCCACTCGTTTTGATGGACAATGTGAGGAGCAGGAAAATGCTCTTAGCTCTGTTGCGGATGGGCTAAAGAAACGCCCTAACACCAAGCACATTGCTAGGTTAATGACGACTGCTATTAATGAGAACAGCTTTGTTCACTTTATCAATCGGAGTGAATCCGAGAAGTATGTAGTTATAAGTACGGGGTCTAAGGTACAGGTTTGGAATCTTATTACAGGACAAGAGGCTACAATTCAGGGAGCCACTGGGGGTTATAACACTCTATCTGGTGATTACTTATACTCATCAGATGCTCGTGAAGATTTAAAAGCTTTAACTGTTGCTGATAATACTTTTCTGCTAAATACAAAACAACCCGTAGCTTTAAGCACAACTCGTACAACTCCTTTAGAAGACCAAGCCCTTGTCTACATAGCACAAGGAGATTACAAAAAGGAGTATGCAGTAACTATTAATATAAATCTCATTTCAGGGACAGCAGCCACAGCCACCGCTAACTTACAACGATATGAAGCTTGGTCTACAGCTACTAAAAAATACTATAGATGGCGTATCACCAGTGTTACTGTAAATAGCCAAGGTCAGGACTATGAGAATAACCCTGAAATAACTTTTACTTCTGATACTAATACCTACACCGAAGCAACAGCCACTGGTAATATTAATGGAGCGGGAAACCTCACTTCAATTAATGTGAGTAATCAAGGGAGTTATAATGGTAAGAATTGGAGCGCAGACGGTAACTCGTGGGGTGTAAATCCTCCCACTATTGGTGTTACAATTACCTCCGTAGGAGGAACATCTAATAATGTTACTTTGTCGTCGAGGATATGGTCAGGGGACTCAAATAGCGCAACTCATGCAAGTACAGACTTCATCGCGTTATTGTTGAATGATGTGGGCTCTTACCAAGGTCATAAGTACCAAGATTTTAACACACTGACCTCTGCTGGTTTCCATACATATTTTGATATTGTTCGCACAGGTGGTCTTATCAGATTTAAAAAGAAATCTAATTGGGAGGGTACTTTTACAATAAGAACCTCAGACGGTCTAGCGGGGACAGGTATAAAATCAGTCTACAAAGAGGTGGGTTCTATTAGTGACCTTCCACAGCAGGCTTTCTGGGGATTACAATGTAAAGTAACTGGCGACGCTGACCTTAATCAAGATGATTATTACGTTAAGTTTAAATCAAACAGCGGTGACTTTTGGGGCGATGGCTCATGGCAGGAAACAGTAGGTTTTGATATAAACAAAGGAATGAACCCTGTAACTTTACCAAAAGTTCTCATAAGGACAGATGAAAACACCTTTGTATATGAAAACATACGTATTCAAGACAGAGAAGCAGGTGATTTAGACTCAAACCCCGACCCCTCTTTTGTATCAAATAACATTAACAATATGTTCTTCTACAAGGACAGGCTTGGTTTTCTTAGTAATGACACTGTTACTTTATCGGAAGCAGGTTTAGGGTCAGTAACTGATGATGGACGAGTGGCATTCAACTTCTATAGAAACACAGTTACATCTTTATTAGATTCAGCTCCTATTGGCGTTACAGTCTCTTCGACACGTGTTACAGACTTAGAGTCTGCTGTAGGATTTCAAGAAAATCTTGTTCTATTTTCAAGGAATGGTCAGTTTGTGATGAAAGGTGGAGACCTCTTAACTCCTAGAACGGTCTCCGTGATGCCTGTTACTAACTTTGAGTATAATGAGCAGGTAGCCCCTCTTCCTTTAGGTTCTTACATTTATTACCCCTTTGAGAGAGGACAATATACAGGACTACGAGAGTTTTCTGTTAATGCTTCCAATGATACATATGATTCTATTGAAGTTACAGAACACATTCCAGCTTATATTCCCTCAAACATCAGCGCTATGGTAGGAACAACCTCAGAGGATATTATAGCACTTCTTAGTGATAACGAGGACAGTTCCTTATACATCTACAAATACTTCTGGAACAATAATCAGAAAGTCCTGAGTGCTTGGTCTAAGTTTACCTTCACTGGTGAGATACGTGGCATAGCTTTCATTGAGTCTACCCTACACCTAATCATTACAGACAATGGGGAAACGAACCTCGTAGAGATGCCCTTAGAGTCTGGCTTAACGGACGCTTCTGGCTATGTTACTCACCTAGACAACCGAGTAGCAGCTACGGTCACCAATGGCTCCTCTACAATCACCCTACCGTACACCCCAGAGGACAACTCAGTGGAAGTCTACACGACTGATGGGTTAGCCCTTAACTGCACCAATAGCGGCTCTACAGTCACCCTCAGCAGCCCTGTGTCCTCCGATACGGATGTCTGGGTAGGCATCCCTTACACAATGAAGTATACGTTCTCTGAACAACTCTTCAAAGCCAAAGCAGGCAACGGTAAGAGTCCCTCTAATGCTGCCAAGATGATGATCCGTAATGGTTCCATCTATTACGACAAATCAGCTTACTTCAAAGTAAAGGTAACTCCTAAGTTCCGTGATACCTACGAGAACGTCTTCACGCCTGATGTAGTAGGTTCATCTACCATCGGTTCCCTTAGCCTCGACAGTGGCTTCTATCGCTTCCCTGTGTTCACTAAGCCACAGGATACAACCATCACCATCGAAAACGAGAGTGCTCTTCCGAGTACATTCCAGAGCGCCGAGTTTGAATCCTTTGTTCACTCCCGCTCTAACCGATATGGATAAAGTCCTAAGTACTCACGGGTCTTGTAAGGTAGTTGTTGCTACCCACGACCACATAGAGCGCATCTATCCGTACATGCGTAAAGCAGACCAGATAGAGGTTGCCTGTATGGGTCACGAGCCCCGTCAGTCTCTTTTAAGCGGCTTTGAGAATGATGATGTTACTCTTACAGCCCTAGACGCTGATGACGTTCCCTTTGCTATGTTTGGTGTTGGACAAGTATCCGACCAAGCATATATTTGGTGTCTAGGTACAGATAGTGTTTCTGATAATGCCTATGACTTCCTTAAAGCGTCCCGTGAGTGGACACAACGACTAACCAAGCCTTATGGCGCAACCTTTAACTTCGTCCATGAGGACAACCACGTAGCCCTAAAGTGGCTCAAATTCTGTGGAGCAATCTTCATTCGTAAACTTACCTTTAGCAATCAACCCTTCTTTGAATTTATAATCCCCTCTAAATAATATGTGTCCTCCATTAATAGCAGCCGTAGGTGCTGCCGCAAGTTCCGCTGGAACAGCCATCACTG